TTATATTCCAACGCAACGACGGTGATGAGTGTTACATCAAGCGGTCTTACGGTGCAAGGCGCGGTAAATGCAACAAACGGCACTGTGCAAAATATGACCATTACGGGCTATTTGCGCTTTGGCGGCAACACATCCTACTACATCAGCGCCAACTATAACGACAGTAACTATTATATTTACTTGCCGGGCTTTAGAGTGGATAAGGCTTCATCCGCAGTGTTCTCGGGTAAATTATCTGCCCCAAGCGGCACAATTGGTGGCTTCACTATAAGCACAAGCAAGATTTATAAGACGAAAACCACCTATAGTGACACCAACTCTGGAGTTTATATAGGGACGGACGGCATAGGTCTTGGTGCAGGAACTTTTTACGTTACCTCTGCGGGAGCATTAACTTGTACGAGTGGTGCTATAGGCGGCTTTACCATTGGCGCAAGCAGTCTTTACAGTACAAAAACGGCTTACAACAATACTACCGCAGGCGTTTACCTCGGTACGGATGGTATCGGGCTTGGTGCAGGAACATTTTATGTTACTTCGGCAGGAGCTTTGTATGCTACCTCCGCAACAGTAACTGGAACGATTAACGTAACAAGTGGAACTTTCCAAAGCGCCCATATCACGGGTAGCATTTATTTTGGTGAAGGAACGAGTTACTTTATGAATCCTAACTTGAATAACGGCTCGTGGTACATATACCTTCCCAAGTTCCGAGTGGATGATACTTCTGCGTACTTTGAAGGTACGTTATCAGCACCAAGCGGTACAATTGGTGGATTCACAATTTCTACGACCAAGTTGTATAAGACCAAAAGTGCTTATAACAACACGACAGCGGGTGTTTACCTTGGCACGGATGGCATAGGACTTGGCGCAGGTACTTTTTATGTTACCTCGGCGGGATACCTTTATGCGACAAGTGGAAAAATCGGTGGTATGAGCTTGACAGCTAGTCAGATGTATTCGCAGAATTTTATTCTCGGTACTGTTTATAATGCCGATGATGCATCGCAATCATTTACAACATTGTCTTTTGGAGAGACAAGCGGTACAACCTTTACGGCAACAACGGTACTTACAAACAGCGGCTGCTATATGCAGTCCCTCTCAAGTAATGCCATAGCTTGCGGTGTTATCCGTGTGCAATCCATACGAGCCGATGCAAGCATAAGTGCCAACACGGGTTTTTATTTCGGCTATTCTGGCGGTTCAACGCAATATTATGCCGAACTCTCGTGGAGTGGTCGGATAATATACCTCAAAATCTATAATGGCAGCGGAGTGCTAACCACCCTTACTTCAGCAAAGACCTTTACTGTTCACTATGCTTGTATTTGGGGCGGAGATACCACTTGGAATGCAACCGTAGCAAAAGGGGCAAGTAGCACCTCAATCGATACAAACGCATTCTGGGGCATTGATTATGCCACCTTCAATTATTCAAGCTCAAACAAGGCGCAGCACACCTATTACTTTACTGTATCGGGTACGAGCGCTTCTACGACTATTACAAGCTACGGACATATCGTACCTTGGAGCAATAACGGCTACGACTTGGGTTCGGCGGCATATAAGTGGCGCAACATTTACGGACAGGCAGGCATCGTCAACACCTCGGACAGAAACGAGAAATTTGACATTTTGCCGCTTGCAGAGGTGTATGAGCGCATCTTTGATAGTCTTGCTCCCGTTACTTTCAAATTCGTTGAAAACACAAGTGATAGAACGCATATAGGCCTTGTGGCGCAAGACGTAAAAGATGCCGTTTTGGCTCAAGGTCTTACGACAAAGGAGTTTGCGGGATATTGCGAGTGGGAGAACGAAGATAAAACTATCGGCTGCGGACTGCGATACAGTGAGTTCGTTGCTATGAACATCCACGAAATACAAAAATTAAAGGCTCTCGTCAAGGAGCTTCAAGAAAAAATAACTTATTTGGAGGAAAACAACCATGAAACTTAAAGACCTTATTGAGGCAAATGCACCCCTTAAGCGTTTAACCGAGAAGCGCTTTGTCAGCTACAAGAAAATGAGAGAGCTTGTAAAATTACGCAAAGCGGTGGAACAAGAGGTGGAATTCTATGCCGCCGAGGAAAAGAAAGCTATCAGTCTTTATGCCGAGACGGATGACGGAGGTAATCCGCTTTTCCTTGATGATGGCAGACTACGCCTTAAGGATATGGAGGCAAAGGTGGCTTTCGAGAAGGAAATCACCACACTTCGTGAAACCGACGTGGACGGCATCGAGCCTATTACTCTTTCCGAGAGTGACTTCCGTTCTGCCGATGACCTTCCTACGGTAGATGATATGATTGCCCTTGAGGGTGTCATTATTTTTGAAGACTAAAAGGAGGTATGGCTTATGGAAATTATCACCGCAGTTGCAGGGGTTATTACCGCTTTGGGCGTGATTTTCGGTCTTGTTTTTGCCGTGTACAGATGGTATCTGAAGCAGGAAAAGCAAGATAAGGATATCAAGGCTATCAAAGAGGAGCAAACCCTTCTCACGCAAGGCGTTCTTGCTTGCCTGAAAGGTCTGCAAGAGCAAGGTTGTGACGGTCCCGTTACCATTGCAATCAAACAAATCGAAACGCACCTGAATAAACAGGCGCACAAATAATTATTTTTGGAGGATTTTATTATGACTACTTTTTACGAAATCGCAACTATTCCCGCAATTGCAGCAATCGTTTATACGATTATTGACATCGTGAAGACCGCAGTGGGAGGCACGGAAAAGTTCAAGAGGTTTATTCCGCTTATTTCCTGCGCACTCGGCGCAATTATCGGTGTAATCGCATTCTTCTGCGTCCCCGGTGTTATGGAAACGCAGAACGTTCTCGTTGCCATTATTCTTGGCGCAGCAAGCGGTCTTTCTGCCACGGGTACTAATCAGGCAGTCAAGCAGCTCACACATAAGAACGACACCAACAAAACTGAATAATACTTATTAACCACAGCCCATCGAGGATTTTTTCTTCGGTGGGCTATTTTTTCTTCGGGTGGATATGCAATAGCAATTGAAAAATTCATAAAAATATGGTATAATAGGTGTACATTTTTATCGAGGAGGTGCGGTAATGAAAAAAGTAGATGCCGAAAAGCTGATTCCGTATATAAAAACCACGTTCATTGCTGCGTTTCCGACGGCAAAAGAAATCGTAGAAGAAACACCCTTTGTACTAATTCCTAACCGGGGACGTGCAGAGGCTCGGCAAAGAGCTATGGATGCTTGTGGCGCAACATATAAGGTTGATGGAGATAATCGAGGTGAAGTTATCTTCGGTCCCAAAGGCAGAGCAGTTTTGATATATACAACTGTTGCCGAAACGGACTGGGATTTTTGCCACACTGGTTGGCACGAACTCGGTCACGTATTTACGAACCTTGTGAACAAAGAACTTTTTATTGACGCAGAAAACGATGTCCGGGCAGAAAGAGATACCAAGCGGCGCACGGGAATGTCTGTGTGGTCGGAGTTCATTGCCGAGTATATTGCTATTCTTATTGAAAACGAAGAGCCTCAACCCGTGGCGTGGCCGAAGCAAGATATTCTCTCGGGACTTATAAAAGATGCTGTAGGAACAGGTATGTTAAATCCCTATCCGCTTGCATTTTATTGTGCTATGATGATGGGAGATAACACAATAGACGAAATGTTACAACGTCAGCCCGATGCTTCAATCGGTCTTGATGAGTGCGATGACCTTCTGTCCAATATGATTGTTACCTTACTCCGTCTCTTGGATAAGCAATTATGTAAAGAGGACTTTTGGGATATTTCCCTTGAGACACTCGAAAGTATCGGTGCGCAAGTAGATGAAATGTGGACGCATTGCTATTATTCTGGCGCCGTGAACGCACTGCAAAAGATTATTAAAAGGAACTGATATGATAAAAGAACTAGTACATGACCCCATATTCCTTGCGGGCAAATCCGAAAAAGCCACAAAGGATGACCTCTCTGTGGCGCAAGACTTGCTTGACACCCTTGTGGCGCATCGAGAGGGATGCGTAGGGATGGCGGCAAATATGATAGGGGTTCGTAAGTGCATTATTGCCTTTCTTGATGAAAGCGGACGTGCGCCTACATACACAGTAATGCTCAACCCCACGATTGTAGCGAAATCGGGCTTATATGAAACCGAAGAAGGATGCCTTTCCTTGCTTGGCGGTCCCCGTAAGTGCAAGAGATATAAGACCGTTAAGGTACAGTATCAAACATTGGAGATGCAGACTCGCACGAAGAACTTTGAAGGGTGGACTGCACAGATTATTCAACACGAAGTCGATCATTGTAATGGTGTGCTGATTTAATCGACAAATAAGAATTTGTAGGGTTGAATATGAAGATTATTGAGATAACTGCCAATAAAAAAGAACACCTTGATTTGCTGTTATTGGCAGACGAGCAAGAGGATATGGTAGACCGTTATCTTGAAAAAGGCAAGATGTATGTACTTGACGATAATGGAGTCAAGTGTGAGTGCGTTATAACAGACGAGGGAAACGGTATTCTTGAAATAAAAAACATTGCTACTATGCCCGAACATCAAGGCAAAGGTTATGCGAAAGCAATGATCGAGTTTCTTATCAAGCAATATCACGGACAGTATTCTGTTTTGCAAGTCGGAACAGGAGATAGTCCATTGACAATACCTTTCTACGAGAAATGCGGTTTTATTCGCTCACATAGTATTCGGGGCTTCTTTACCGAGAACTATCACCACCCCATCATTGAGTGCGGAGTACAACTTGTAGATATGATATATTTGCAAAGACCGCTATAAAACAAATTCCAATTTGTCGGTGAGATATTATAAGCCTATTTTGGGAGTTTTCCCAAGGTAGGCTTTATTTTTATGCCCTTTTTCAAAAAAATCCCTTCTAACCCTTCATTTTTTTGCTTTCCCGAGGCTTTTAGGTGGGAGGTGGTATCAATGACCAACGCAGAAAAAGAAACCATTATAGCGCTAAAAATTCAAGGATTAGGATGTAACCGCATCGCAAAAATAAGTGGGGTTCCGCTTGGGACCGTTAAATCCTTTTTGAGTAGAACCGCAATAGAGCTTCCGAAGACTCAAGACGGCATTTGCTTGGAGTGTGGTGCACCTATTGCTGCCGTTCCGCATACCAAGCCGAGGCGCTTCTGCTCCGGGACGTGTAGGCAGAAGTGGTGGAACGCACATCTTCACATGGTGAACCGAAAGGCTTTTTATAATTTTACCTGTCCGTGGTGCGGAAAGAAGTTCACCGCTTACGGCAATGACCACAGAATTTACTGTTCCCGCGAATGCTATGCTGACGCAAGGAGGAAGAATGGAAAATTACCAGAACATTTTAATGTATAAGCTCGCAATGCATATGGCGGAGGAGATGCTCAAAAAAGGCATAATTTCATCTGACGAATACGACAAAATAAACGATAAAATGTGCGAAAAATTCTCCATAAAAATAACCTCAATATACCGCAATATGACTTGATATATAAGTGTTTTAGAGGTAATATGTGACTACCAAAAGGAGGTATTTATGCGAGTAATAAAGGACGTTACGCCTCAAATGGCGACCGAACTGAAAAGGCTCCGCGTTTGCGCCTACGCACGTGTCTCTTCTGGCAAGGATGCGATGCTGCACTCGCTTTCAGCCCAAGTCAGTTATTACCAAAAATTCATAGCTTCCCACATCGATTGGGTGTTTTGCGGAATCTATGCGGACGAGGCTTTCACAGGTACGAAAGAAGTCCGCCCACAGTTTCAAAAAATGCTTGAAGAGTGCCGTAGTGGCAACATCGATTTAGTGGTTACCAAGTCAATCAGCCGCTTCGCTCGTAACACGATTACACTTTTGCAGACGGTGCGAGAATTAAAGGCACTAGGGGTGGATGTTTACTTTGAAGAACAGAACATTCACACCCTTTCAGCAGACGGAGAGCTTATGCTTTCCATTCTTGCTTCCTACGCACAGGAAGAAAGCCTTTCCGCAAGTGAAAATCAAAAGTGGCGCATCCGTAAGTCATTTGAGGCGGGACAGATTACAGCCGCCTTTCCAAAACTCTTTGGATACCGAGTAGTTAAAGGCAAAATCACGATTGATGAAGAAACAGCGCCCATAGTGCGTGAGATCTTCTCGCAATTTGCAAATGGTGCAAGTTTGGCAGAAATAGCACATTGGCTCACCGATAACGGAGTGCCGTGTATTGTAAAAGGCGCGTGGTCAAGCAAAAAGGTGAAGCTTATTCTTTCCAATGAAAAGTATTCAGGCAACGCACTTCTGCAAAAGACTTTCCGAAATAACCACCTTGAGAAACGCAAGGTTGTCAATCGAGGGCATTTACCGCAGTTTTATGTGGAAGGCACACACCCCGCCATAGTGGATATGGTTACATACCAAATCGTAAAGGAACGGCTGCAAGAAGCCTCGGATTATTTCACCCCAACCACACCGCAGAGCGAATCTCCCTTTTCAAAAAAGATGGTTTGCGGATACTGCGGTGAATACGTAAAAAGAGCAAAAAACAACGCACGAACAGTATGGAACTGCCACCGATACCTTGAAGATGGCAAAGCCGGGTGCGATAGTGCAAAGCAAATTCGTAACGATATGCTTGAAGACCTTTGCTGCGAGGTGTTCGGTTGGGAGAGCTTGGATGAGGAGTTTATACGCAAAAAGGTGGTAAAAATCAAGGTTTTTGCACATAAACTTATCTTTGAAATGGCAGATGGTACAAGCATAGAAAAAGAATGGAAAAACAAGTCCCGTTCGGCTTCTTGGACTCCCGAGATGCGTGAGAGGGCGAGACAAAGAGCAATAATTCAGCACGGAGGTTAAAATGGGAAAAGTTACGGTCATTCCCGCCACAAGGGATTTTCACACAGGCATAGCAAAAAATAGTATGCGCAAACGCAAAGTCGCGGCTTACGCGCGTGTTTCCACCAATAACGAAGAACAGTTGACTTCGTATGAGGCACAGGTGGATTATTACACCAAATATATTCAAGGCAGAGCCGATTGGGAGTTTGTCAAGGTTTATACCGATGAGGGCATTTCAGGCACGAATACAAAGCACAGAGACGGCTTTAACGAGATGATTGAAGATGCCCTTGCCGGGAAGATTGACCTTATCGTAACAAAATCAGTCAGCCGTTTTGCGAGAAACACGGTAGACAGCCTTATCACCGTCCGCAAGCTCAAGGAAAAAGGCATCGAGGTCTACTTTGAAAAAGAAAACATATATACCCTTGATAGCAAGGGAGAGTTGCTTATAACGATTATGAGTTCCTTGGCGCAGGAAGAAAGCCGTAGCATTTCGGAAAACATCACGTGGGGCAAGCGAAAATTCTTCGCAGACGGCAAGGTTTACCTTCCTTACAAGAATTTCCTCGGCTACGAAAAAGGCGAAGACGGACTCCCCAAAATAGTCCCCGATGAGGCCGAAGTTATCCGCTTGATTTACTCTATGTTCCTTGAAGGCAAAACAACCTATGCCATAGCGGCAGCGCTTACCGAAAGCGGTATTCCAACCCCAAGACGCAAGGAAGTATGGAAGCCCGGCACTGTGGAGAGTATTCTTACAAACGAAAAATACAAAGGCGCAGCCCTCTTGCAGAAAAGCTATACCGTGGACTTCCTTACCAAGAAAATGAAGCCTAACGAGGGTGAGGTCCCACAGTATTATATCGAGGACAGCCACGAAGCCATTATTGACCCGAGAGAGTTCGAGCTTGTTCAAGCAGAAATGGTAAGGCGCAAGGGACTCCGAGCAACCTATAGCGGAAACACAGTATTCGCTTCCCGTATTATTTGCGGTGATTGTGGTAGCTTTTATGGCGCAAAGGTGTGGCATTCCAATTCGCCTTATCGCAAAATTATCTACCGCTGCTTTAATAAATATGCCGACAAAGACCACAAATGCGAAACTCCACATCTTACGGAAGATGACATAAAAACCGCATTTATTGAGGTCTTCAACCTTATGATGGCTGATAAGCCTGCCGTTATTGAGGTGTGCCGAGTGATGCAAGATACCCTTACAAATACCATCGAGCTTGACGCCCAAATTCTAAAAGCCGAAGAAGCTCTTTCCGACCAACATACACTTTTACAAAAACACGTTGACGAGAATATGCGAACCGCACAAGACCAAGAGGAGTTTTGGAGACGATATGAGGCTTACGAATCACGCATAAACGAGCTTGCATCAGAACTTGATGGACTGAAAGCCACAAGGTTAAAGCGAATTCACGAGGCGGAAATTATAGGCGCATTTATGTTCGAGCTTTACGAAAGAGATGGCGTTATAGAAACATTTGATGAGCGCCTTTGGGTTACTTGTATAGACACCGTCACGGTCTATAAAACGGGCGAGATGATATTCCGCTTTAAGAACGGAATGGAGATAAAGCACCAGAAAAAGTAAATAATTATAGTCAAAAATGCTCCTACGATGCTT